GATAGGTTTATCATTACCTTCTTTCACATAACCGCAATCACAAGGAAGTTCTTGACCACATTCTGGACATTTCTCTTCCTTAATCGTTTCTTCTTTTTTATTTTTTGGTTCAACTTTTTCTTCAAGACCTTGTTCATCACAAACACCACAATGTTCACCTAATTGTTGAGGCGTATCTTGAGCACTCTCAATGGTATAAACTTTTTTGAGAGCGTCTTCCCACATACCCCTGTGGTGTGGATTTCTGTTCAGATTTTCTACCTTTGGTTTAGTATCAATTTCTTCTTCTTTACCACCCTCTGCTTCAGTTGAATCAGGCTCTTGTTCTTCCTCTTCTTCCTCATCAGCTTTGTCTTTGAGTTTTTGAACCACTAGGTCTGCAATCTTGTCAATTTGGTCTTCAGAAGGCTCATCATCATCTTCTGGTTCTGTCTCGGGCTCGTCTTGATCACCTACAGGAGCTTCATCCTCATCTTCTAATTCATCATCTGCAGCTGGGGTTACAGTAGTTCCTTCTTCATCTTCTTCATCATCTTCAGCTTCCATTCGTGATTTGACTCTTTTACCTAAGTCTTTTTCTTCAACTTCAACTTCTTCATCATGTTTCCAATCTTTTTCAATTTCGTTGAAGAATTTCTTTTTATCTTCATCGGAGAGTTCAGCTGGGCTCTTAACTCCGTATTTCTTTAATTTACCAGCAAAGAACTTCATGTAGTCTTCTTTGTCGCCTTCTTCTTCAGCAACCTCTTCAGAACCCTTTTCTTTAAGTTTCTTCTGAACTTCCTTCATGATTTTAGCTTGTTCTCGTTTTTGCTGCTTATCTTGTTTAAGCACGTCTGCAATGACGCTTAATACATCAGCCATTGGTTTTCTCCTGTTCAGTAGTAGTTGGTTCTACAGTTGGTGAATCTTCTTTTGCCACCTCTTCCTTTTCGGTTTCTGGATGCATAATTTTATGTGCTGCTGCTGCAACATTTTTCAAGTGATCAAATGGTGATTTTCCAAAATAATCTGGATTTGTTTTAGGCGACATCTTTATTTTCCTTTGGTTCATATTCCGCAACAAGTCTTATTAATGTAGGAGCTAACATAGACCATTTCTGTTGAATTTTCAGAACATCTATATTTTTGTCAGCTGCCTTTTGAATGAGTTTTGTTGCCTTTCTATGTGTAATTTTCAATTTCTTCTTAACAAAATTAATAATTTCTAAATCTTTTTCTTGGATATCTTGAGGTGATTCTTCTTGAATTGGTATCTCTTTTTTTATCAAAGAAGGGAAATCTCCAAATTCTAAAGTTTCACTAATCCTACTAATATATTTATAAATAAATGAATTGTTAATATGGTCTATATGTTCAATATTGTCCATAAATTTTGTATATTTCATGCTCAAGTGTTCCATGTGAAACAAGTCTTCTTTATTGATTTTTTTCTTTACAGACCAAACTCGTTTAAGGTTAAGGAATTCATCAAGAGCAATTATGGCATTTTTTAGATATTGTTCTTCTTTTTTGGGTCTAATATTAGCTATATCGTTTACTATTTCATTCATAACCTCATAAGCTTCAGGTGAAGTGTGTAGATATTTTGTTGTATAATCACAGTATGTAATTTGATTATCGTTATCTAATGTGTGTATACCTTCTGGAAGTGGTCTTGAGGTGTCTGGTTTTGCAAAATTAAAATCAATATTTTTCCACTTACTACCCTCTTTAATTACATCTAATCTCTTAGCTTTACGAATATCATTGAGCATATTCTTGGTGTCTGGATCTGATAATGAATCGGGTATTCCCATACGAAATGTCTTGTAATCTCCCTCAACAGCAGCTTCTCTCATCTTTGAAGCTGACATACCCTCTACTCCTTCGGCATCAGGGTCACGCTCACCTGCACTTACTACTTTAATCTTATCAAAGTCATAGAATCCGTGATTATTATCTTCTCCATTATATTTGTCTAATATTCTTTGGAAATCTCTTACTCTATCACTACCTACTACCATAACAAGATTAGTATAATTTTTATCATAAAGTTCTACAGCAATCTCAAGTGCCGTTTTACCTGTACTGGCGATGATGTTTCTTGAATGTTTAGAAAACATCTTCTTCATATATTTAATTTTTTGAGATTGAGTGAGTGGATTTTTTTTATTATCTTGAGTATGACTTGGGTATATGAAATAGTCTCCACCTTCAGATCTTGAGAATGTTTGAACTGCTATAATGAGCTTTTCATGTCCGACTGTAGGAGGATTAAATCTACCAAAAGTGAAAACTACAGTATCACCTTTTTTTTCTGTCATAAATTTTTTATATGTTTTCATTTTGTTCTACACCAAAACTATTATTGCCGTACCCCATCCAGCAAGACCATATACTATGTCTTTAAATGAGAATGAATGTTTACTACTTTTAGAATCCCATATCTCTTTGACTATTGTTGCTATAAGTCCAAGAAATACTAATGGTGTCCAAATCCAATGTCCTACCACAGACAATGTAAATGACCAAAAAAAATGTAACTGTTCTTCTTGATACTTATAAAGTGACTCTATTATTTTATCTAATTCTTTCATTTTATACATCACCCATTTCTCCACGAGCAGCAATGTCCACCTTATCTTGACTCTTTGCCCACTTCTGAGCCTGGGCTTTGTTTTTAAATCCATCAGAAACTGGCATCCATTTATTGTTCCCCACATGACCCATTACATACCATTTCTTGTCGTGTGGATTTTGTGAAACAATATACTTAGAATTTGCTTCTTCTAGATACTGTGAAAATGTTTTCATTTATTCAACGATTCTAAAGTTGCTATGAGTTTCTTTTTAGTGTGTCTACGATCTAGCTCAATACCTAGACCACGACCATATTCTTCTAATTGTTTTTTGGTCATCACATTCAAATCAACTGGAATTTCAACTTCCTTAATAGGTTCTTGTCTAATACCCTCATTGTTAAGAACCTTCTTAAATATATCAGTAAACCAAGACATAATATCCTTTCATTTATGTTAATTTTCATCCCAAGGCAATAGATTATGAACACCCTGTTCTGCTAAAAGCACTCTATTTTTCCAATGTTCATCCTTGACATCATCTTTATTTTGACCCCAATAACCTACTGCATGACCATTTTCACATAACCATTTGTTTACATTAGTCCATCCATTAAAGTCATGTCCATCTTCGGTACAATTGACCCAGATTTCACCCAGAATTCTGCCGAATTTTCCTCGACTATCCTTCTCTGGACAGCGAACTTGAACTTCAATATCATCTCTATCAGACATGATTGCCCAATGCACCCATTCCTTGAGATGTTTCTTTGCTAATAGTCCGTAGACCTTTTCGTTTTTGTGTCTTGTTCTGGATTCTGGTGTGTCAATACCCAAAAGTCTTACACGACTCTTGAACATTACATCGAATCCTAAGTCAAAGATACAATCCATTGTATCTCCATCTACTACTTTTGGTACTGCGATCACATCATAAATGTATTCACAGGGTTCATCATTCTTGTATTCAGCCATAATTTTTCTCTAATAAAGTTTTATCTCCACGAACCCAATCTACCCCCATGTAGAGATATTTCTTCATGACCCTTATTGAACAGAGATGTAACTGCTCGTAGGGCTTCCTGTAGATTGTCTGTTCTGTGTACGATTTCTTGTCTTATTTTTATAGTATATTTTTTCATAAAGTTACATTCCATATCCACACGGCCAACTGTTCAGAGAACACAGCCGCAACTATAAGTATACACACTATAATAATTAATAATTTCTTTGAAGTATTTATATGAACCTCCTTCTCAGGAAGTATTTAGGTAGGTTATTATTATGGTTTTGATGGCCAAGTAATATCTGCGTATGTCTTTTTACTTGATTGATCTGAGGGTAAATCTCTAAGTTTCTGGCGATATGTCTTATTAGCTGCACTCATAGTCACATCAGAATTTGCCATCCAATCGGTTTCTGTAAGAAGTCTGTCTCGTTCT